CGTAAAATTAAACTTTACGGTGATTTAGCAAATCAAGTAGGCCATAAAGAATTTGAAGATATTAAAGTTCATAATGTTGCAGAAGCAGTTAGTTTTTTAATTAATAATTTCCCGCATTTAGAAAAATATATGTCAGATAAATATTATAAAGTTATTGTTAATGATGAAGATATAGGACAAGAAGAATTGCATGATCCTATAGGAAAATCAGATATTTCTTTTGTACCTGTTATTGCAGGTTCTGGTGGTAATTTTGGAAAAATTTTATTAGGAGTAGCTTTAATTGGTTTATCTTTTACTCCTATGGGTGCAGGTTTATTTGCTGGCGGTTCTGGAGCAGGTTTAGCTGGTGGAGGTGGTTTAATGGGTGCAACTGGTCTTTATGCTGCAGGAGCTTATGGTTCAGCTGCTTTAGGTTTAATTGGTGCCAGTATGGTTTTAAGCGGTGTTAGTGGAATGTTATTTCCTATGCCAAAACAACCTGAATTTTCAAGCGAAGGTGATCCTAGAATTTCATTTAGTTTTTCAGGCACTCAACAGACTAGTCGAGCAGGTACGCCAGTTCCTCTTGTTTATGGAGAAATTTTTACAGGTTCAGTCGTAATTTCTGGAGGAATAGATACGGAGCAAGTTCAAGCATGACAGAAAATAAAAAAATTATTAGAGGTTCTGGTGGTGGTGGAAGTCCTCCTCCTCCTCCGCAGCCTACAAGAACTCCTGATACATTACACAGTAGACAATTTGCAACATTTCTAGATTTAATTTCTGAAGGAGAAATTGAAGGAAGTGCTACTGCTTCTAAGGAAGGAATAACAGATAAAACTTCTACAGCTTATAAAAATGCTTATTTAAAAGATGTTTTTTTAAATGATACACCTGTTTTAAAATCTACTGCTAATTCTTCTAATCCTGCAGATTCTGATTTTAATTTTCAAAATGTAACTTTTACATCGCGTTTTGGAACTTCAAATCAAACAAAAATAGATGGAATTGAAAGTAGTTCTTCTATAACTCCTGTAGGAGTAGTAGTAAGTGCTAGTTCACCAGTAACTAGACAAATAACTAATACAAATGTAGATAGGGTAAAAATAACAGTTTCTTTTCCGCAAATACAAAAAGCTACTACTGAAGGAGATTTATTAGGTTCAACTGTTCAATTAAAAGTTTCTGTTCAATATAATTCAGGAGGTTTTACAGATCTTTTTACAGATACTATTACTGGACGTACTGCTGATGCTTATCAAAAAGATTATTCAGTAAAAATTACAGGTTCTTTTCCTGTTGATATAAGAGTTTCAAGAGTTACTGCAGATAGTACAGATTCAACTCTAATAGATTCTTTTCAATGGTCAAGTTTAGCTGAAATAATAGATGATTCAAGCACTTATGCCAACTCTGCTTATAACGCTATAAGACTAGATTCTCAACAATTCAGTTCAATTCCTAGAAGAAAATTCCGTATTAGAGGAATAAAAGTACGAATACCTGGAGCAGGAGCATCTAGTTCAGGTACACCCACTGTAGATACTGCTACAGGAAGAATAGTTTATCCTGATGGCTATATTTTTAACGGTGTTATGGGTTCTGCTGTTTGGTGTTCTTGTCCAGCAATGATTCTTCTTGATTTATTAACAACTGAAAGATATGGATTTGGAACTCATATTACAGATAGTTCTATTGATTTATTTTCTTTTGTAACTGCTAGTAAGTTTGCTAATACTCTTGTAGATGACGGTTTTGGTAGTCAGGAGGCTAGATTTTCTTGTAATGTAAATATTCAATCTTCTAGCGAAGCGTTTGATCTTATTAATGAATTAGCAGGAGTAATGAGAGCAATGCCTATCTGGTCTACAGGCACTGTTTTATTAGCTCAGGATTCGCCTAAAGATGCTTCTTATATATTTTCTTTAGCAAACGTTTCAAGCGATGGATTTAACTATACAGGTTCAAGTTTAAAACAAAGACATTCAGTAGTTTCTGTTTCATATTTTAATATGGATACCCAGGAAATAGATTTTGAAATTTTTGAAAATACTTCATTAATTAATAAAATTGGAACTGTTGTAAAACAAGTTAAAGGTTTTGGTTGTACAAGCAGAGGACAGGCTCAGAGATTAGCTAAAGCTATTTCATTTTCAGAAGGTAATGAATCTGAACTTTGTACTTTTACTACTTCTTTAGAAGCTGGGCTTTTAGTTCGGCCTGGAGCTGTTATTGAAATTAATGATCCAGTTCGTGCAGGAGTTAGACGAGGCGGTAAACTTTCAGCAGTAACTTCAACTACTGTAGTTACAGTAGATGATACTCAACATACAGATTTACCTACAACAGATAGTCCAACATTAACTTTAGTTCTACCAGATGGAACTATTGAAACTAAAGATATTTCAGATATTACAAATGGAGTTATAACAGTAAGTTCAGCATTTTCACAAACACCTAATGTAGGAACTATGTATTTAATACAAAATACAGCAGTTCAGGCACAAAAATTTAGAGTAATAACTGTAGAAGAAATTGATGGAATAAATTATACAATTACTGCTTTATCTTATATAAATGAAAAATACGCATTTATAGAAGATGGTGCTTCTTTACCTATAAGAACAGTTTCTAAATTAAATGAACTTAAACCACCACCTTCAAACCTTTCTGCTGTAGAAACTATAGTACCTATAAATAATCAAGCTGTTTCTAAAATATTTATTAGTTGGCAACCTATTGTAGGAGTAACTGAATATCAAGTTAATTATAGATATGAAAATAGTAATTTTGTTTCTGAAAAAGTATCTAGACCTGATTTTCAGATTATGAATAGTCAGCTAGGAACTTATGAAATTCAAGTTTTTAGTTATAACGTACAAGGTCAGCTTTCTGCTACTTCTAATGATCTTACTTTTGAAGCTGTTGGAAAAACTGCTCTTCCTCAAGATGTTTCTAATTTAACAGTAGAGCCAGTTTCAGATCAATTTGTTAGATTGCGTTTTGATAAAGCTACTGATGTTGACGTAACACATGGAGGAAATATTGTAGTCAGGCATAGTAATTTAACAGATGGTACTGGAACTTTTACTAATTCTGTTGATATAATTCCTGCTTTACCAGGTAACGTTTCTGAAACTTTAGTACCAGCTATAGAAGGTGAATATATTTTAAAATTTAGAGATGATGGAGGGCGTTTAAGTTCTGGAGAAACTTCAGTTGTAGTAACTGTACCCGATGCTCTTCCAAAGCTTGCAATTCTTACAGATAGAGAAGATACAGATGCAACACCTTTTAATGGAACAAAAACAGATACTTTTTTTGATACTTTGTTGGGTGGTTTGGTGCTTGGTTCATCAGTAGAAATAGATTCTGTTGCAAGTATTGATGCTTTAGCTTCATTTGATTTTCTTGGAGATATTGCTTCTTCTGGAAAATACGATTTTGTAAGTAATGTTGATTTTGGTGCAAAACAAGTTGTTAATTTAACTAGACATTTAGTATCAGAATCTTTTTATCCTAATGATTTAATAGATTCAAGAACAGCTTTAATTGATATTTGGACAGATATTGATGCTTTAACTGCATTTGATACTAATGCTCGTTTATTAGTAGCCCAAACAGATTTAGATCCTGATTTATCTGTTTCAGCTACTTATGCCCAAACAGGAACACAAATAGTTATAACTAAAGCAAATCATGGCTATGTAGCAGGAAATGTAATAGTAGTAGATTTTACTTCTGGAGCTGGTATAGATGGAGAATATGTTATACAAAGTACTGGAAGTGTAAATGATTTTGTTTTAACTGGAACTACAAGTCAAACAACAAGTGGAAATTGTACTTATGGTGCTAATTTTACTCCTTTTGAACCTATGGCAAATGGAACTTTTATTGCTCGCGGTTTTAAATTTAGAGCAGAATTAACAACATCAGATCCTGCACAAAGTATTATTGTAAAACAACTTGGATATTCAGCTAATTTAATAAGAAGAACAGAAAACCCTACTTCTGTAATAGCTTCAGGTACAAGTAGAAAATCTGTATCGTTTATAAATACATTTTTTACAGGAACTTCAGAATTAGGAGGTTCTACTACTGCTCATTTACCGACTATAGGAATAATTCTTGAAAATATGGAAAGTGGAGATTTTTTCAGCCTTCACAACATTACAGGAAGCGGGTTTGATATAGATGTAAAAAATGGCTCAAGTTTTGTAAATAGGAATTTTAGATATACTGCTGTTGGATTTGGGCGAGGTTCCTAGAATTATGATAACCTTGAATAAAAATAGTTAGAAAATGGCAACTCACGACTACGTACTAGATAATGCAACTGGGGCCAACTTTCGTAGTGATTTAAATAATGCACTAGCAGCTATTGTAAGTAATAATTCTTCTTCCTCTGAACCTAGTACTAAATATGCATATCAATGGTGGGCAGATACAAATGATGGCGTTTTAAAAATCCGTAATAGTTCAAATGATGGTTGGGTTACTTTATTACAACTTGACGGAACTTTAACACTTGAAGATGGTACAAATTCCGCACCAGCACTAGGATTTCGTGACGATTTAAACACAGGTATTTTTTCAAGTGCGGCTGATAATTTAGACATTACAACTGGCGGTACCACTAGAGTTAATGTCAGTTCAACAGGAATAAATGTTACTGGAACTGTTGTTGATGATGGTGCGACTCATGATGGAGATGTAACTTTTACAGGAGCAAGTGCAAATATAGTTTTTGATAAATCAGATAATGCTCTTGAGTTTGCTGATGATGCAATGGCAACTTTCGGAGCAGATGCAGATTTAAGAATAAGACATAACGGAAATAATAGTCTTATTGAAGATATGGGTACAGGAAATTTGCAAATCAGAGGTGATGATGTTCATATTACAGGTACTAATGATGAAATTTTAGCTAAGTTTATTACAAATACTGGGGTTGAACTATATCACGATGGGTCATCTAAAAAGTTTGAAACAACAAGTACTGGAGTGAGCATAACTGGAAATCTTCTTGCCACAGGAAACTTATCAGTAAATGATAACGGCAATATTAATGTTGGAAATAGTGGAGATTTACAACTATTTCATAATGGGACAAACTCTTTTATAGATAGCGATACAGGTAATTTAGTAATTTCAAGCGTTGCTGATTTAAGGTTTAATTCTGCTGATTATAAATTTATGAACACAGGAGATAATGAAACTTTAGCAAGATTTATTCAAAACGGAGCAGTTGAATTATATTTTGATAATTCGA